AGAACAGGTTAACTGCAAGCGCATCCTTGGCCGCATCCGCATTCACGATAGACGTGCACTCCAGCCCAGTCATGCCGTCGCAATCAATGAGTACGGGTATGCCGTACTTGATCCCAGCACCTGCCATCGTCACCGTGACAGTTGTCAAATCAGAGGTCGAGTGAAGGGTCGTCGGGTCTCGGTCCCCAACTACTGCGGCTATGTGGAACGTGACATCCGCGGCTGCTCCCGCATCCTCCCCCGTTGCCTTCGCCTGGAGAACGCATCTTTTCGCTCGTGACACATCAATCGACGGCGTCAGAGTCGAATAGGTCGCGGTCTGCGCGATGGCGGCTATGTCTGTCGTAAAGAACTTGCCTTTCTTCATGTTTGTTCACTCCTTAAGATGAAAAATAAAAGGGTTTGGGATGAATACCTAGTACTCAATCCCGCACGCTGCAGAGTGGTTGAAGTGCGTGTATCCGAACCTTGCCTTCACGACCATTCCGACCAAGTCCCTGATCGGGTCTTTGTAGTCGACAGTCGTGATGTCCTGCCTCATGCCCAGCGCACCGACCGCGGACTTGTCCACCAGGTACGCACCGATGTCACCATCAGCGTCGTAATCGAAGGTCGAAGCCGCACCTGCAGTTGGGACCGCGTTGCAGAGCCAGAGATTCACTCCCAAGAGTGTTCCCAGTCTGCCAGTTCTCGCGGTGTCGCCCAGCTCGAAGTACCCGACCGAAGGCATGAAGTCCTTCATCAGTATGGCCTTGTACTCCGGACACATGACGAGGTCTGTTCCCTGAAGGTTCTGACCGCTCATCTGTCCGAGTGCTCCAGCGAGAGAACCCATGCCCAGGTTCGTCCCGGCACAGTCGTGATGGATGACTACGGTCTCAGCGATCAAGTCGTCCAGCACAAGTCGGTTAATCGCGTTCTCCAGTCTCAAGCCGGCAACTTCCAGCTCGTACTGAATCACCGGCACGACGGCGTCGTCAATCATTTCCTGCGTGATCTCTGCCCTGTCGGCGTACTTCCTGCAGGTAATGGTTGCACTCGTCGGGTGTTCGGTCGTTCTCGGAACCTCTGCTCCCTCAGCGACTTCAGACGCATAGCCCTTGGTGGCACCGATGTTCACTGTCATCGCGTTGCCCGCCATCGGCCATACTTGGAGCGCGTTTCTCATGCACTGAGCAGGCGACGCACCCTTGATGATGCTGTCGTAGACTGCCGTCTGTATGAGAGTCGTGTCCGATACGTCTGCGAGTAGAAGTTCCCTGATCGGAACCGTCTTCCCGTCCTGTTGCCATCCGAGGTTAGCCGGGATTCTCTTTACCAGCTCTCTCTTCTCAGCATTGTCTGCAAAGCCGCCCACAATCTTGAATATGGGTTCGAAGTATGCAGACAGGTCTTTTCTCTTCTCGTCTTCCATGTCTAGTTCCTCCTGATTTCTCCTGTTTGCGTTTAGGCGTGCACTTGCGTCGGTAGTCCCGCGAGGACCAATATCCTCTCATACGTCAGTGCTGATGCGTCCGAAGTCTCAAGCAGAGTCCCGATGAGATACTCCTCAGCGGCTGCTCCTGCTGGTGCTCCTACGAATCCTGCACTGTCCGTCTGGACTACCTGCGACCCTGCATCTGCGTCTGTGCCGTCGGTCTCCTGTTGGCAGTATGCGATACAACCAATCCCGGCGACTGGGCACATTGCTCCGCTCGCCACGGTCTCTGTCGCTATCCCGATGGGGACTTCTGTCGTTCCCAGTGTTGCTGGGTGTACCGTCCAATCAATTCCAGTGCCGTGAATCGCGACTGCCATGCCTCTGGTAATCGCTGCTCCGGCCTTGAAATTGAAGACATTGTCTCCAACAACGAGAACATTCCCGCCCGGGACTGCATTTGTCCACAGTGTTCTGTCAGCCATGTCTGTTCACCTCATGCGTGTATGGTGTTCCAAGCACCGCACATCACCAGCATCTGAAACAGCAACAGACTCGATGCTGTGTCATCTTCTAGGGATCTGCCGACCAGTGGCTGTGTGTTCGCTCCTGAACACGCTATGACCGTGCCTCCCGGTGCCGCATCGTTCCAGGTCAGGCGCTCGCTCGCGTCGATGTTTGCATCACTTGCGTAATTGCTCACGCGCACAATGCACCCGATCATCGCTACGGGCACCTGATACCCGACCGCTCCATCCGCTACCGCAACGCCTATTGGCTGCGAACCCGCTTCTGCTACGCACGGTATTACCGTGAAATCGAGTCCGGTTGCAGAGATGCTTACGACTTGTCCCGCCTTCACCGCCGTCGCTCCCACCTTGAAGGATGCTACGTTGTTGCCTGAAACGTGCACTCCTCTGATGCTGTCCCCAATAGGCGCAGTCGAGCGCACTGTCGGAAACGCTGTTCTGTCAGTTACCATGTTTCATCCCTCAGTGGTGATGGGCGTACGTGGCTCCACACAGTACAAGCATGGCGTCCAAGGTCAGCGAAGCCGCCGTGGAATCTTCCACCATGACTCCTATCAGTTCAACTGTCGTGGTCGCGTCTGGGCATACTATGACCGTGCCACCATTCGGCGTCAGCGCGTCGTTCATCGTGACGTAATGCCCGCAGTCGATGTCTACATCACTTGAGTAATTGCTTACCCGAGCGATACATCCAATGCAGGCCACTGAGACCTGTTGACCGATGGCACCAGCTTCTATGGCGACGCCTACTGGTTGGCATCCAGCTTCTGCAACACAGGGAATGACCGTCCTGGTATCTCCCGCTGCTGAGATGCTGACTACCTGCCCAGCCTTTACGGCAGTTGCGCCGACCGTGAAGGTCTGCACATTCTTCCCTCCGATCAGTATTGGCCCACTGACCGTCGGGAACGCTAGTCTGTCCGTTGCCATGTTTCGTTCCTCCTTTTCTCAAGCGTTTAGGCCCGAGAAACCTCTCCGCCGTACACGCGAGCTGGGGTGATGACCTCCAACTGAATGTCTGGCGTTGTCGGCGTGCTCCCATTCCCAGGCTTGGTGATGGGGGTCGCCGGAGTTTTCTCAAGCTCCGTTATCCGGGCCGCGGCCTCGGCCAGCTTCCGCGTCAGCTCCGCGGTCGCAGCCGTGCTCGCGGCCTGCTCATCTGCTCTGGACTTGTTTGCGGCTTCGAGTTGCTTCGTCAGCTCGGCCTTCTCGGCCTCCGCCACCTTGGCGAACTCGGCCTTCTCAGCTTCCAGAGCGGTGAGCTTCTGCTCCAATTCCTTCGTTTCCATTTCCTTCCGCTCCTCTTCCAACTGGCACTCGGCGGCTTCGTTGCGCTTCATCTTACACACATTGCACGCGCCCCTATCGACCGTGGCCAGTCCGTAGAACGCCAAGCTAGCGGCCTCGTACCGCTTCGACTCTGGGTTCCAGACTTCCTTGCCACCTACTTCCGCTGAGACATCGGTGACAATCTCATTCTCGATGAGTTCGATAACATCCCGAGACGCCTGGGTCTTACCGTGGAATATCCCGTCCACGAGTACCGCCTTCTGCTCGGGGTCGTATCTCGGGTTCTTGACTATCCCGACCTTATCGGTGATGCTCCGCGCGCCTCCGCCCATGTGCCTGGACCATATCCCGGGTGCGACCCACTTGCCGTAATCGGCTTCGAGAACTCTCGCAGGATAGAATAGAGGCGTGCCCACCGCGGAGTCCGTCCACTCGCCCTCGGCCAGCGCGACGATGTTCATTACCTTCAGGGCGCCGCCTTCCATGTGCACGAAATTATCGCGCGTGATCGGCCTGTCCAGCATCTTCGTCGAAAACCTGTCCGGGTGTTCCTCCAACTCCTTCCCCTCCGATATGCTCATGTTAGGTGCCGCCCCCTCCCGAGTATCATCCGCCGGTTCGAACCGGATGTATTCGACCTTGTGCTCGGCCAGCCAGTCCTTCGCTTCGGGCGGCGTGAACTCGTCCGTGTCGAACCTGTACGCCTGGATGGTCATACTGGATTCGCCCTTCAGCTTCCCCAAGATGACATCTATCCCGGTCGCGATCGTCTTGCGCCTGAAGCTCTCGGGGCCGAACTCGCTAGGTTCCTTGACCCTGGCAGCGTGCTCATTCGGGTACGGCATAGTCTCTCACTGGAGCTTGATAGTCCCGGCAATCATCCACCCAAGTGCCAGCCTCGTACCGCCAGCCATCTTTCGGGCGGCCATGCCTGCACTGGGCGCATTCGTTACATCGGTTCAAGTGTGACAGTCATAATGTCCCAATATCTGGGATATTGTGACCAGTAATCCCTCGTGAATATGTGTGCATCATGCACGCATCTAGTCCTTCGGTATCTCGGGTATCACGGGCAGCCATACGCATCGGCAGTTTGGATGCAATGGGCAGTCGGGCTTCGAATCGACCGGGAACTTCTCGCCGTCCAGGTCCATGCACTCATCGCACGTCCTGTCCCCCGGAGCCGCGAGCCACTCGA